AGTTCGCGGATGGCTGTCTGCATCCTTGCCTTGGCCCGCTCCACTTCGTCGGCGGCCCGTCCAGGGGCCAGCGAGAACTGCATGAACGCCTGCTGGAGCGCGGCGATGTCGGCGTAGATCTCCTTGTTGGTGCGAACGCCGAGGATTTTGGCGGGATCAACCGTCTGCGTCTGAGGCTTCCACGCCGTCATCTCAGCCCGAAGCTGCCGGAACGACTCCACCATCTTGGCGTGGGCGCGGGAAACGTCCTCCGCAGAGGAGCGGGCGTTCGTCCTGACCTCAAGATACGCCTGCGCGATGGCCTTCGCCTGCTGGCGGTAGTAGGAGTCCGTCTTCATGCCGAGCAGGCCCGTAGCCTGCTCGTACCGTTCGTTCGCCGTCAGTTGCCCAGGCGCCCGCATCTCGCGGGTTAGGGCATCGGTGCGCTTCGCCGCCCACGCAAGGGCGCGTTCCTTGTCCTCCAGCGTGGCGGAGGCGCTGGACTCCACCCTATGGAGCAGGCGGTTGACCTCGGCGATCTCGTTCTTGATGGCGCGGGTGGACTTCAGCCCCATAGCGCCCATCGCGGAGTCGAGAGCGTCCTTCGAGCCGGCGAAGGCGGCGATGAATTTCGACGTCTCCGAAGCCGTCAGGCGAAGCTCCTGCGCCAGCTTCTTGAGGGAGGCGACCATCGCCTCGTGCGCCGACACGGACATCTCGCGGGTCTTCCACGCCGACTGCTGGATCGTCTCGTAAGCCTGCCTCGCCTGCTGCGCCTCCGCCCTGACGTCGCCCGTCTCGCGGATGCCGAGCGTCTCCTTCGCCGCGAAGAAGGGGTGCTTCACGGGCATGACGCCCATCTCGGCGTTCAGCGCGGCCCACTTCTTCTCCAGGGCGTCGACGAGGCGCTCCTGCTCCTTGACGGTCAAATTGCCGTGCTTGATGGCGTGGTCGAAGGACGCCTCAAGCGACGCCATCTCCTTCTTTATGGCCTGCGCGGAGCGGACGCCCAGCGCCTTCATCGCGGTATCGATGGAGCCTGCCGTGTCGCCCATCTGGGCCTGGAGGCGGGCCACGGCGTCCTCGGTCAGGCCGCACTGCTTCTGGATGGCGCGGAGGTTCTGCTCGATCTGGTGATCCCGCGCCGTGCTGATCATGGCGTAGTGCAGCTCCTCCACTACGCCAGAGGTTACGTTTGCCTTCTTGGCAAGCTCGTCAAGCTCCCTGATGGGTGCATAGAACGCCTTGCCGGTAGACTGCGCGGCTGCAGTCAGCTGCTTGAGCGCGGAGCCGATGCCCTTCAGCCCCTTGTAAACCTTGTCTGGCGAGATGGCGAGGTTGAGAGCCTCTGCAATGTCCTTCGCGTTTTCGCGGGCAATGCCTGCGACGCGGTTCATGTCCTGCTGAAACTGCGAGTAGTCGCCGCGAATCGGTATGTAGAGGCCCGGTACTGCCATTTCTTAGCTCCGCTCTTTCATTTTCTTGGCTTCGTTTCGGGAGATTACCGCCTCCACGGCCCGAACCTTCTTCCACAGCGCGGGAGAGGAGTCGAATCCGTAGTCACCGGCAAGCGCCCGAAGCGCAACCCAGTCATATCCAATAAAGCCTCCCATCCCGCCGATGCGGATCTGGGAGGCCCCGGCCTGGAGAAGCTCGACGGCTTCCCTGTTTCCATCCATTATGTCTGGACAGCGCCCCTCGCAGGACGGGCAGTCCATCTCTTCGCCCCTCTGGCGGGCGGCTTTCAGGCACGTGTCGCAGAACTCCGCGCCGTCGCCTGAAAGCCACTCCCAGAGGGACTCTAGTTTTTTATCTCTTCCTCAATCCCGTAGGTCTCTGCGGTCAAAGCCTTGTTGATCTCCAGAACGTCGGGGAAGGGCAGGGCGTCAAGCTCCGCGTCGGTGAAGCCGGCGCGGTGCAGGGTCTCGAAGAGCAGATCCCAGTTCTCCTCGCGGGGCTTGGACGCCAGCTCCCTGACGTCCTTGCCCTTGAGGGGGAAAACTTTGACGGTCTTGCCGGTGGAAAGGGTGATCTCGCGCATAACTTACGTCCTCCTTATGCGTTTAGTAGGATTTCACGTCGTTCTTGAGGGTGACCTCGACGACCGTGTTCTTGGAATGGTCGTTGTAGTACGCCACGAAGGGGTACTGGGTGCGGATGCCGGTCGGGCCTTCAACGGTCGGCCCCTGGTACTGGATCTGCACTTCAGGCAGAAGAATGGCGAGGCTATTGTCCTCGTCGATGGCGAACTTGAGCTCCAGCGACATTTCAGTGGAATTCTTGGCCTCGTTGAGGAGGGCAAGAGAGGTAAACAGGCAGGTCACATTGCCGGTGACGGACATGATGCCTTCAGGGATGTCGTAGAGTTCGCCGGCGGTGCCGAGGGTGCGGGTGTCGGTGTCGAGGCCGTTGTCAATCGTGATGTCGAAGCCGGTGCAGACGCCGAAAACTTCATTGTTCTTCTTGAGGGAAGCCTGGAAGTTGGAGAGGCGCTTCAGCACGACTGCTTCAGCGGCGTCGCCGGAGTCGTAGTTCGTGGTGTCGAAGGTCGCCATCTTGCCCGCCATCGACAGGGTGGCGGTCAGCTCCTCGTCGCCGCCGGCGGTGAGCTGGAGAGACGAGATCTTGCAGCCGGAGTAGTGACCGTAGGTGGCAGGGTCGGTGCCGTAGGCGCACTGGATGAGCGCGGAGGGGGACTCGTCGGCAGGCTTGAACACGTGCGTGAACGCGCCCTCGGAGCCGGAGGTGACCGGCTGACCGAAGAGCAGCTTAAGCCAGTAGCCGAAGGCGCGGGTGCCAACGGGCACCACGATGTCGCCGGACGTCTCCACATTGCCGTCGAACGGCATGTCGGGGTCGCGGCGGCCGCGCAGGGTCTGGGCGCTGTTCTTGTTGCGGGAAACAGTGAGGCCGAAGCTGTTGATGGGAAGGACTACGGGAGCCTTCGTTTCCGGCGCGACGCCGAAGGAGGACTCGAAGTCGAGCATGCATGTGGTCTTGTACCCACGGGCAACTTTTTCAGGCATGGCTATTTACTCCTGTTCGAGATACCAGACGGCGTATTCCATCACCACCCGGTAGTGATTGGTTTCTTTTATATACTGATCTTTATCCTCAAGCAAGTGCGCTCCCCATGCAGATCCAGTGCATGGAACAGCTTTTCTGACTGCTTTTGCGACTTCCTTGCATTCTTCATATGTCCTGCCGAGACAGTCTACTTGCATAAGTATGCGTTCAAGACCAGAATAGCCGGACAAAGTATTCGCCGGCGTTCCGCTTATGCGCCAGCATACCACAATGGGCAGCTTAATCCCGTTGGGAACGCGCATCATGAAGACCTTTTCGCCGACAATGTCGCGAAGACCGTCATCTGCAAGAAGCGTCTCCAAAAAATCTTTTTCAAAGTCAACGCCAGTCGTGGACATTCTAAAGCTCCATGCGCCCAAGGCCAGCCATCACTTCCTCCTTCGCCGGGCGAAGGAAGGCGTGGGGCGGTACGACGCCGATGGTGCGCCCATCGCTGGTCACCAAATAGTGTCCGTACTCCACCAGATGACCATGAGGGCGGTTGGCTCTCACGATCCAGCCTCCGAAAGAGAACTTCGACTTCTTCACGTCTATGGCTGGACGGAGGTGCTTATGCGGGAACCACTCGTCGGGCCAGTAGTCCAGGTGGCGCTTGACGTCCGTCTTCTTGTTCGAGTCCTTGAAGGCGTTGGAACGCTTTGCGGCGTTCGCCACCTTCATGGCAATGGGCCGGAGGGCTTCGTCCACGGCTGGGCCAAACATCGCAATGATGTCCTGAATATCCTGATAGGAGAACTCGATGTAGGAACGGTTTCCCGTTCTCCTACGGCTGTATCGTGCCATTGTAGTCCACTCCTCCGCCAAAGCCCTGCTGGTCGTAGGAAGTGAGGAAGCAGTAGAGCAGCATGTACTGCTTCTTGTTGTCCGGCTGGACGGACGCGATGTTGTAGATTTTGCCGTCGGACGTCTTCACCCGCCACGTCAGGCTCTCCACGTCGGCATGGTAGCGGCAGCGCAGCCGGAACTGAAATTCGGAGATGTTCTGGTCGCCCTTGAACTTCTCGCGGCCCGTGACGCCCTCGATGGAGCACCACGACTTGCAGACGTCCTCCCACTCCTCCAGAGGCCCGCCGCATCCGTCGTGCGAATTCACCAGCCTCTGGTAGGTTATGCGGTTGCGGAACTGCCCGGTCTGGCCCATTAGAAGCCTCCGTGGACGATGTACGGATCAAGGAGAGCCAATGCGTAGTCGCGTCCAAGCTCCACGAACTTGAGGCCCGTGTTGAACATGGCATGCGATTCGCGCTGCTCGTACAGCGTGGAGACTCGCGTCTTGATCCATGCCACGACAGGCTCCGGCGTCCATCCGCCGGCAAAGGCGTCAATCCGCAGGACGCCTTCTTCGGGGAACCCGTCCAGCGGCCGGATGACCGCCGGACGGGCGCGCCTTCCCTGGGAGGACGGCATGGAAACTGTATAGAGGTCTAGATCGACTTCATCCCCGTCGACTTTCACCGACGTAATGCCGGAAACGGGCAGCACGGGAAGGACGATGTCTCCGCCGGCGGGGAGGTCGCCCTCCAGATGGACGCGCCGAAGCGCAAAGCGCCTGCGGCAGATGTCCTCCGCTTCCTGAGTCACGGCTCTGATGAGCTGCCCGATGAGCTCGTCCTCCTCGTCGCCGTCTACGCGGCTGAAAAGCTTCTGCTCTTCAACGCTGACGACGAGTTCGGTCGGCTCTTCTTCGTCGACGAGGAATTCCATCTTACTCTTCCTTCTTCCTCTTCGCCTTCTTCTTCGGCTCTTCTTCGGGAGCTTCCTCCTCCAGAACGCCGCAGAGTCTGGCGCACCTTATTTCTTCTTCGCCTTCAAGGACGCTTCCGGCGGGGTAGTCAACGGGAATGCACCCGTTCCGCCAGAAGCGCCAGGCTTTTGCAAGTCTGGCGCTCATGGCTGAACTACCTTACGCTTCGCACTTGAGGAACTTCACGGCCTCGGTGTTGGCAATCATGCTGCCGACGCGCTTGGTCGTATAGAAGCCCACAAAGGGCTTGTGAGTGTACGGATCGCGGAGGGTGCGGATGCCGACGCGGTCGAAGATCCAGTAGGCGGCCCTGAAGTCGCCGAAGGCGACAGGAACTGCATTGGCACCAAGAGTCGGCATATACTCGTTCACAACGAAGCCGTAGCCGAAGATGGTGGCGGGCTGGCCTGCCTGCATGGAAGGCTGCCAGATATAGTTCTTGTCGCTGTCCTTGAACTTGCGGATTTCCGCAAGGGCGGCGGTGCCGAGCATGAAGCGGCCGTTCTGGCGGTAATGGCTGCGGGTGGCGTAGATCATGTCCAGAAGCTTGTCGGCGGGGGACTCGGCGGCGAAGCCGTCAGCCTTGCCGGAAGCAATGTACTGGAACTTTCCAAAGTCGCGGTCGGCGTCGGCTTCGGTGGTCATGGTCGCGGTGAGCAGGCCGACAGGCTGCTTGTCGGCGGCGGCGCCGTTGAGGAAGGCGAGAGCTTCAGCCTTGGCAAAAGCTTCGGCGACGTCGTAGCTGAGTTCGGCCTGAACGTCGAAGAAGAGGTCGTCGAGGGCCTTTTGCGTAGTTTCCGGATATGCGTAAACTTCGCCAAAGGTGGGCTGAATGGTCGTGAAGGTCGGGGTGTTGGTGGCGGGACGG